TCCCCGCCTCATGCGATCAAGGTGGCTGGACCGGCCTCGGTGACTGGTGCATCGTGGACTCGACAAGTCGCACAGACTACGAGCATGTCGCCTTCCAGGTGACGGCATCAACCAACATCCGTATCGACGCCGAAAGCAACCTGACGTACGCAGCGTTCAGCGCAGGGAACAGCCAGTTCGCCGACCCGTATATCTTCCTCAACTACGACACCGACACCGACAACGGGTCACACTCCGGGGACACCTCGGAGATCACGGTCGGCACCCAGATCGCCTACAACGACGACGGCGGTCGTGACTGTGGAAGCACCTGCGCGAACCCACCGAGCAACGCCACCGACCCGGATGAGTTCCCGAACTCGGTCATCGCATGGGATGACGGCGACACCCCGGTCATCGTCAACGTGTCAGACTCGTGGGATGCCCGCATCGAGCACACGCTGGCGGCTGGCGATTACGTCGTGCGGGGTTCGGTGTTCAGCGCAGAGCACAACGGGTGGTACAGGTTGACTATCAGAGAGAACGACTGATCCTTCGCATCGTGCGTGGCTTACGCCGCGACTCGCGACAGGCGCGCTTGGCATTGGCAAGAGTGATTGCGTCTGAACCGCCCGACTACACTCCCCGGAGAAACGGAGGTGCTGTCGTGAGCCAGCAGAAACTATTTCACTACAAGGCGACAGTCGATCGGGTTGTCGACGGTGACACCATTGACGTCACTCTCGAACTCGGGTTCGATATCTCGTACCGGGGCCGCATCCGGTTCCAGGGGATCAACGCCCCGGAGTCCCGGACCCGTGACGCCGTGGAGAAGCAGGCGGGCCTGGCAGCGAAACGGTACGTCGAGGATTGGGTCAACGGGTTGGAGAAGCGGGTCATCATCCAGACGTCGCTCGATGATCGAGGCAAGTTCGGTCGCATCCTTGGTCGCATCCTGAACGATGACGGCGAATGCCTCAACGACGAGATGGTCAGTCTCGGTCACGCCACGCCGTATGACGGTGGGAAGCGGTGACCGCTGAGATCGTGACCGCTATCGGTGCGGTTGCTACGGCGACGGTCGGTGGGTCATTGTCGGTTCTCGCTCATCGGATGCGAGCATCGAACGATGCGGCGCACGAATCAAACCGCCGGGTGCTGAACTCGATCGACCGCCGGACAGAAGCGATGGACACCAAGTTGGATCGGCATGGTGAGGAGATCGCTGCTCATGCTGCGTGGCATCGTGGCCGGGGTGACGAAGGGGTCTGAAAACGACGGGCTGTTCTAAGAGCCTCAAACCCGGATGCAGCCCGGTTATCCCTCCCAGCCCCGACAGGCCAAGGCAGCGCCTCCACGCCGGTCTGACGGCCAACCAGGGCACCCCAAAGCCAGATACGAGACAAACGGATCGCGTGCATGTAGCCTTCGTCGTGTTCCACCGGAGGTGACATGCCGAATACCATGAAACTCGTCGATCTTCAGATCGAAGAAACGTCAGGTGTAGATCACCCGGCGCATCTGTACGAGGGGTGGCTGGTCCGCAAGGACGCAACCGCCGTCCTGGATGAGGTACTCACCGAAGTACGGGACGAATCACAGACCACCGACCAAGGAGTAGAAACCGTGGACCTCACAACCACGACGGATACTCCGGCTGAAGATGCTGTCACCAACGAGCCTGAGGTGGTCATTGCACCAGCCCCGGTCCTCAAGAACGACAGCAGCGACTCGGTTGAAGTGAAGAAGGAACTGGCTGATCTCCGAAAGGCACTCGACAACGCAACCGCTGAGGCGGCTTCGTTGCGCGAGGAGCGCGAGATGGAAAAGGCCACTGAGCGAGTGTCTGCGTGGCGCATCCTTCCGGGTGTCGTCGCAAGCGATTTCGCTCCGATCCTTCGTTCACTCCGAGGCGCGGACGCAGAAGCAGCGGCAGTTGTTGAGGAAATCCTCGACGGCTGTGCAGCGGCTCTGTCCGAAGCCGGAATCCTGAAGGAACTAGGCAACGACCTCGACTCATCCACGGATGCGTACGAGCAGATCGAAGCCCTTGCCAAGTCTGCTGTCGAAGCAGGCCGAGCGAGCAACCAGCCTGAGGCCATCGGCCTCGTGGCTCTCGAAAACCCGGACCTGTACAACAGGTACCGGTCGGAAGCAGGGGTGTAGCACATGGCTGCATACGAAGGACAGCAGTCCACGTTCGGTGAACTCACCGCTTCGGCTGATCTGTCCACCAAGCAGTACTACTTCGTGAAGTTGTCGTCGGCGACCCAGGTCACCGTCTGTGCAGCAATCACGGACGTACCGATCGGGGTGTTGCAGAACAACCCGACAAGCGGTCAGGCTGCAATCGTGACTACTCACGGCCTCTCGAAGATGAGCGCCGACGGCACAATCGCCGCTGGCAACATCCTCGGGACTTCCGCTGATGGTCAGGCTGACGCCATTGTCGCCGGGACAGACACCACCGTCTATGTCTGCGGACAGGCGATCGGTGCTGCTTCGGCTGGTCAGACGTTCACGGCATTCATCAACATCACCAACAGCCGAGCGGCATAGGGAGGACTGACACATGCCACAGCCAACTTCAACTGATGTACATGTTGATGCGATCCTGACGAACATGTCAGTCGCCTACATGCAGGAGGCTTACGCCTTCGTCGCTAGTCGAGCATTCCCAACTGTCAACGTGTTGAAGCAGACTGACAAATACTTCACGTATTCTCAGGCTGACTTTTTCAGGGATCAGGTACAGCGTCGGGCTGACGGCACCGAGTCCGCTGGAACCGGGTACTCACTCAGCACGGCGACTTACGCCTGCGATGTGTACGCGCTCCACAAGGACATCGGTGACCAGACCCGGGCGAATGCCGACTCACCACTGAACATGGATATGGATGCCACACGGTTCCTGACTCAGCAGATGCTGATTCGTCAGGAAGTCCAGTGGGCAGCCGATTCGTTCGTGACTGGCGTATGGGGCACCGACGCAACACCTAGCACTCTTTGGGATGCTGCGTCGTCGACCCCGATTGCCGATGTCGAGACGGCGAAGAACGCCGTGCTCACCAACACCGGCTATGTCCCCAACACGATCGTGATGTCGTACAAGGTGTTCAGCGCCTTGGTCGACAACAGCGACATCGTGGACAGGATCAAGTACACGTCAACGGAGTCGGTGACCGAGGATCTTCTCGCTCGCCTGTTCAACGTGGACCGGGTGCTCATCATGGCTGGCACATACAACACCGCTGCGGAGGGCGCTACGGCTGCCTACTCGCAGATCGGTGACAAGGATGTGCTGGTCTGCTACACGCCTGCAAGCCCCGGACTGATGGTGCCCTCTGCTGGGTACAACATGGTCTGGACTGGTGTGTCGGCGGGACTGGGTGCAGGTGCGGCGATCAGCCGTTACCGCATCGAGGAGCGTCGGGCCGACCGGATCGAGATTGAGGCCGCATTCGACTTCAAGATCGTGTCCTCGGCTCTGGGCTACTTCCTGTCCAACGTGACCTCATAGTGAAGCACTAGCCTCACTTCCAGAACACGGCATCGAGCCGGGGGTCGGGTTCGCCCTGGCCTCCGGCTCGACGCACGTTAGGAGCGAAATATGGCTTGGACCTATGGCGGTGACCCGGCAGCCAACGCGAGGGATGCGATCCGGTTCCTGTGCGGTGACACGGACACCAACGATCAACTCCTCAACGACGCCGAGATCGGGTGGGTCAACAATCAACTCACCGGGTCGGATACGGCAACGACTGCGCTCTACAACGCGGCGTACCGCTGCTGCCTACTGATTGCCTCAAAGTTCTCTCGCCTCGCCGATCAGTCCGTCGGCGATCTCAAAGTGTCGATGTCCCAGAAGGCGAAGGCGTACCGGGACCAGGCGTCGCAACTACTTGAACTCGCGGGGCGTGAGGGAAGCGTTCCGACTCCGTATGCGGGCGGCATCACGATCAGCGACAAGGAAATCGACTGGGCGAACACCGACCTCGTTCGACCCGGTTTCCGCAAGGGCCAGTTCAACGATGACCGGGACGGCAACACCGAGCAGGATCTCAAACCGTTGTGGGCGGGGGCTGAGTAATGGCGCAGCCATCAGCCCAGTTCATGACGGACCTGAAGGTCAACATGACGCCGGACACGACAGACATTCGTACGACGTCGACAGTCAACAACTACGGCGAGCGGGCGTTCAGCGGAGCGGCCACGACCTACGACTGTTACATCCGGCGCGCCAACGAGGCCGAGCGGGACATGGACGACCTCGTGAAGATCGCCTGGGTGGTTTACATTCCTGATGCGTCGTTGACCCTGAACGTCGAGGATCAAATCACGTTGGGTGCCCCGGTGAGCGCGACCCGTCCGCTGGTGAAGGTGGAGACCCGGAAAGACCCGCTGGGCCAGGTCGGTGTCGTCGCTTATGTCGGGAACAAGTAATGCCGGTCAAGGTCACGGGGATCAACGAACTGAAGCGAATCCTGAAGGGCGCTGACTTCAAGATTCGTCTCGCAGCGAATCAGGAGATCCACAAGATCGCCACGGAGATCCTCAACGAGTCCCGTGCGCTGGTCCCATTCGACAAGGGCATCCTGTCCGGGTCCGGGCATCTCGTAGCCGGAGGTGGGGGCAGCAAGTTGGTGATGTCGCAGACCGTCGAGTACGGCGGTCCGGGTGCTCCCTACGCCCTCGTCCAGCATGAGGATCTCGACTACTTCCACCCGGCGAAGTCAGCGACTCCACCGGGTACCAGCACCGGTATTCCCGGTCAGACACGGGCAGCGAAGTACCTCGAAATCCCAGCGAAGCGGCACCAGGCAACCGTCGTCCCCCGGCTCATCGCCGCGATCAAGCGGGTCACCTGATGGGAATGCTCGACGACGTCGGCACATACATGGCAGCGAGCGTCACCGCCACGTCACTGACGCTCGGCACCAACCTGTTCCTTGGCCGGCTCCCTGAGTCGCCTGACACCTGCGTCGCTATCTACGAGACGGCAGGCAACGCCCCGGACGATGTGTTCGGAGCGAACTCGGCACCACCGATCGAGAACGCCGGGCTGATGTGCCACACACGGGCGACGTCGTACTCGACGTGCCAGACGCTCGCTCTCGACATTATGAAAACGCTGTCGAAGGTCATCAACGAGACATTGACCTCGACGGCGTACTACAAGATCGAAGCCAGCCAGTCGCCGTTCGCTTTGATGCGAGACGACCAGGAGCGCATGGTGTTCTCATGTAACTTCACGGCGGTCAAGGCGCTGTGAGATGGCCGACGCTTACGGTGAGGGTGCCGCTCCGCTAATCCGGGAAACCCTGTTTCACGTTCGCTGCGTCGCCTGCGAGAAACTTCTCGCTGAGATGGTGTCGACCCCGTACCGGTTGCGATGCCCCCGATGCAAGAGCCTCAACTTTGTCGGGGTGCCCGGTAGGGACGGCTAGTCGTCGGCTGAGGCGAACGTCGCCGGGAACTCCACGACATCAGCCTGGGCGACGAGCGGGACCGGTATCTCAATGTCGGACAGGGCCAGTGGCGTCTCGTCAATGTCGAGAAGCATGATCCCGGTGCCACCGATCCACGGTGTACCAACCGCCCCCAGCGTGGTCAGCACGGCAGGCATGAGTTCAGCGTCCTCGTCGACGGTCATGTCGGCGACGATGAAAGTCAGTTTGCGGTAAATCGTCACAGCCGGTTCTCTCCGTCGAGCGGTGGGCGTCCCAGCGTGTGCCGGATCGCGTCGGCGATGTTGTGAATCATCTCCGGGTTGTCGAGGCCGTCGCAGAACTTCTCCTGGACGTACCGGTCGGTGAGCGTCCCGTGCTTCTGCATGACGTAGGTGCGTCCGATGCCCCGGTCGTGGGGTCGCCACACGGTGACGACTACGAACTCGTCGGGGCTGCCGCCACCCATGAAACCGTGATGGGGGAGTTCGGAGATCAGCACCGAGTACGACCAACCGTCGCCGGGCTGGTGGTCGTAGGTGTGGGGCATTTGCCCGTTGAGGGCGCTCACCGGATCGCTCCCATGACGACAGCCATGAGGTTGAGGGAGTGCTGCTCGACCAGGCGGTGCGCTTCGGCCCGGCTCATCTGCTCGGCTTCCCGCTCGGCCTCGCCGGTACGGCACCGAAGGGAACAGTCCAGTCGGCCTTCGTCGTCGTAGCAGATCGCTCGGTGGTTCATCGGATCTCCTCGACGTCGTACAGACCGGACCCGGCGGCAGCGATCGCTTCGACCTGCCAGCCGGGGATCGCCTTCTTCGGAACGATCTGCTTCAACTGGAGGTTCGACACCGACTGCGATGCGCCGCCGCGACCGTTGTCCAGCGAGTGCCGGATGATCCCGTGGCCGTCCACCCATAGCGTGAATACGAATCGGTCTTTCAGGTTCGGATTCTTGAGTCGGAGTTCGATCGGGTGGCGGACCGGTACATCCACCGAGGGATGGTCGGTGAATCGTTCGCATACCTGGGTCATCGGTCGTCCTCCTCGTTGGCCCAATCATAGGGTCCGGGTGTGACAGGGTTGTGGCTGTCGTACCGGTCGAGTGCGCCTCGAAGCCACCAGCCGAACCCGGCCAGGGCCAGCGGGCCGATGACGAACTGCCACAGCGGGTTGGTCATGTAGAGGACGGCGATCACGACGCCACCTTCTCAGGCTGGAAGATCGGCCGGTTGACTTCGAGCACCA